CGCAGACGCCCGGCGTCCTCGCGTGCGTCTTCTTCTGACCCTTCTTCGAGGCCGTGCCCTTCTGCCCGGTCGCCCCCCGGGCCGTACGTCGACCAGCCCCGCCGCCCCGAGCGAAACTGGCCGACGTCGACTCGTCCCTGAACTCGAAATGGCAATGGCACCCCGAGAGGCACTCGCAGACGCCGATCGGCTTCAAGGTCCCGATCGGGCTCCATCCCTTCGCCAGCTCGCCCCGGCACCCCGCGCACGGCCGGTCCATGCCGACGTGGACCCGCCTCTCCTCGTCCATGCCCACCGCCTTCGCCCGCTCCCGGGCGACGAACTGGGCGACGGCGCGGGCACTCTGGCCGTACATCCCGGCGCGGCTCGCGAGCGTCCCATTCGCGGCCTGGCGACCGCCCTGCACGTCGTCGGCGAACCGGTCGAGGTACTGCACCTGGCCCTCGTTGGCCGTGCGGAGCGCGGCGTAGTCGGCCGTGTTCAGGTCGGGGCCCAGGATCGCCAGCGTGCCGGCGAGGTAGACCCGGCGGAGGTACTGCGCCGTGCCGTCGCGCCAGCGGGTCAGCGTATCGGACAGGGCGAACGCGGCGGGCTCATTCGGCACGCCGGCCCGCAATCGGACCTTCGCCGTCTCGACCAGCCGGTCGAGCACCGCGCGGCGTTCGGCGGGCGTGAGCGTCCCGGCCTTCCACCGCCGCCGCCGCGCCGCGGTGCCCAACGCCGCGTTGAGCATCCGACGCGAGGTGCGGACGTCGGACTCGTCCCACGGCGGGGGGACGGCGGCGGAGAAGGACGCGGGCTGCCCCCGATCGATCCCGTCAGCGGGCCCCGGCCCGATCGGGTTGCCGGCCTCGTCGACGGGCGGCTCGCCGGCCTCGTCCGGCCCCGGCTCCTGCGGCTCGTCCCAGCCCTCCGCCCGCTCGGGCATGCCGAACCGCGCGTCGAGGCCGGGGAACTGGCTCATGTCCAGCGAATAGCCCGCACTCGTGGCCACGGCCATCTGCCCGGGGATGTCCTGCGATTCGGCGGCGCCGACCTCGAGCTTCGGCGTGTACAGCTCGGCGTCGGCCTCGCCGAAGGCGTCGAGCACCATCGGGTAGAAGAGGTCCCACTCGAACGCCCGCGACGCCTTGGCCGCGATGAACGCCGACAGCCCGCCGGGCGAGTCCTGCGCCGTCTCCGAGTCCGCCTTGCTCCCGTGTTCCGCCTCCATCGTGGCGCGGGCGGATATTAAGATGGCCTGCGCGATCTGGCGGTCATAGTAGGCGAAGCCCGCCGTGAACGCCTCCCCCTTGCCGTTGGGCTCGCAAAGCTTGACGTCGTACCCGCTGCCCAGCGCCAGCGACGTGCCGTTCCTGAACTCCTCCAGGGCGGCCTGCAATCGGCCCACCGCATCCGTGCCGGGGATGACCATGCCCGAGGCGTCGTATTCCCGCGTGTCCCGCGCATTCTCGCCCACCGTGCCGATCGGCGACGGGCTGGCGAACCGCTGGAGGAAGCGGAAATATTCCGGGTGCATCTGCCGCTTGTAATTCCAGGGCAGGTAGGCGGGCCGCAGGATGCTCTGCCCCCGCGGGTCGCCCCGCACGCCGCCCCAGGTCAGCAGGACGAAGTGCTCGCGCTCGATCTTCCGGTCGGGGGCCGAGGGGTTGAGCGGCTTGACGTAGAGGATGTTCCCATACGGGTCCACCGCGAACTGGTACGCCTGCAAGGGCTTGGGCTTGACCGCCCTGAGCTGCCTCCGCCCGTCGGCGTCGAGGTCGTCCTCGTAGACGATCTCCGCCAGGACGTGGCCGAAGACCAGGGCGTCGAGCATCTCCGCGAGCACGTCGCCCAGCGGGACCGCCATCCGGTCGACCTGCTCGCACACGAAGTCGGCGATCTCCCGCGCCCGGTCCTGCTCGGGGGTGGCGTCCTCGCCCGGCTTCGGCTGGTGCTTGTCACCCGGCCGGACCCGCACGCCGCCCGCCAGGACGCTCTGCTTCAGCTTGTTCACGCCGGACGCCACCACGGCGTCGCACATCATCCACTCATATACTTGAACTCTGAAGTCTCTCGTGACGTCGTCGAACGCATGGGGCAGGATCACCGGCCGGTCGGTCGTGCCCCAGGCGCGGATTCCCCCGGCGATCGCCTCGCGGGGAGGCGGTCGCCTGGCCGTCCCGTTGGTGCTGCCGTTGGTGGGGGGGAAGCCGATCGTCGGCAATCTAGTACCTCGTGGTCATCGTGGGGGCGGGGCGCCGTCCGCCGACCGCGGCGCCCGCGGCCAGCTGCGGGACGCCGATCTTATCGACGTATGCACAGGCGTAGCGTAATGCATCCAGGCCGTGGTTGTCGGCGTCCACGGGGACTTCCTTGAGGCTCTTGCCGTCCTGCCCCTTCGGGTAGACGTAGAGGCTGAACTCGTCCACGGTGGAGACCGCCTGCTTCGCCTCGGCCAGCGCCTCGTCCCTCGCGGCGAGGCCGTCGCGGGCGAGGAACAGCCGCGGCCGACCGTCGCCCGCCGGGGCCAGACGCGCCTTGACGGCCTGGATGCCGAGCTCGATGTTATTGACCGCGGGCACGGCGTTCAGGCCCGCGTTGCGCAGCTCCTGGATCGACCCCGGCTGGCTCGGGTCGCAGACGAACGCCTCGGGGTGGTACAGGTCGCGGATGTGCCGTGCCCGGTCGACCCACCAGCCGATCAGCTGCCCGGTCCGGTAGTGCTCGAGGACGCGGTACATCCGGCCGTCGCCGTCGATGGAGAACACCGACATCACGCCCGCGTTGGTGAATCCCCAATCTATGCCCACAACAGCACGTCTGCATGTGGGAATATCGGCCTTGGCGACCAGGTGGATGCGCTCGTCCCACTCGTCCCCGTACACGGTGCCGGTGGCCGCCACCCAGGCGCCCCTGCGGAGCCGGTCGTGCCGCACGCCGGTCAGCGCGTCGAGCTTGGCGATGTAGGAGGCGCCCGCGGGGGTCCAGTCGTGGGCGGTCGCGTCCCAGATGGTCGGGTTGTCCTCGTGGCGGCTCTCGTGCATGACCGCCCGTTTCGCCTCGGCGCGGAGGCGGAGCCAGTGCGTCGGGGCGTCGGGGTTGGTGTCGGCGATCAATTGCTGGTAGGGCATGACGCCGTTGCGGAGCCGGGTCGTGAGGCTCTCCCAGTCGCCCTCGAACAGCTCGATCGCCTCCTGGACGTAAATCAGGTCATACTCCGTACTCATGACCTTCGACGGCTTGTCGAGGCCCCCGACCACGACCTCCGATCCGTTCGGGTAGTGGTACGCCTGGCGCATCCGCCGCTGCGGCCCCGAGAGGATGGAGGAGCCGGCGGGGAGCACGTTGAACTCGTAGGTCACGAGGGCCGATTCCGTCAGGCTCTCCCGCGTCTTGCGGACGATCAGCGCCCGCGTCCCGGGCCAGCGGAGGCAGCAGGCGTGCAGCTTCTCCAGGCACGCCCTCGATTTGCCGGTGCCGGCCGGGCCGGCGAGGATGACCTCGGGGGAGCGGTCGGTCCAGAGGGTCAGGGCCGCCCCCCGCGCCTTGTAGTAGCCGCGGGCCTTGATGACGTCGGGGGTGAGGGGCTCGGCGGCGGCGACGATGGCTACAGGTCCTCGGGGGAATTGATGACGTCGTAGACCTTGCCCAACTCGATCTGATGCTTCTGCGGGGCGTCGAGGCCCAGCAATTCGGCGCGGCGGGTCATGATCTTGAGCACGCGGTCGAGCGCCGCGTCGTCGCCGCCCACGGCCTTCTCCCAGCGGGACCGCTGCAGTTCGTCGAGCCGGTCGCATTCCAGCGTGCGGAGTTCCTCCGAGCCGGCCTCACGGAGCGCCTCCTTGAGCCCCTGGCGGACGGCCTTGAAGGCGGCGCCGGAATTGGCGAACCCGATGGCCTCGGCGATCTGCTGGAAGCCGAACCCCTGGCGGCGGAGGTTGATCGCCTCGGTCCGCTTCTCGGCGGCGGGGATGGCGATTTTTCCGTTACTGTGCTTCCCGTTCACCTTCAACTTACCTATTCCCCCTCGTCCTCGTCGGCCCGCGGTCGCCTCGGCCCCAGCCGCACGCAG